GAAGCTCTCCGTGTTGATGTTGGCTACGGGAAGGCCCGCGCCCCAAAACGTGTCGAGCATCGCTTCGACAAGGAACTCCGGGAGAATGCAGTCGCCTTCGATTTCGTGGAACAGGTAGGCGTTCGCCGCCGCGCCGCTTCCTCCCCCTCCCGTCAACGTGATGGCCGGGGCGGATGTGTAGCCGGTGCCCGTGTTCGTGATGCGGATGGAAGTCACCGCGCCGTTTGCCACGGTCGCAACGCCAGCGGCCCCGGAGCCGCCGCCTCCGGTGAACCCTACCGCCGGGGCGGACGTGTAGAGCGTCCCGCCCGCAGTCACCCGCGCCCGCGTGACGCGCCCCGGCAACGCGAAGATGTTCGGGAACCGGGACACCGTGAAGTTGAGCGTCGGGGGAGTCGTCTGCGTGCCGAAGGCGCAGTCGTTCAGGATGGCGTAGCACACCTTCCGGTAGGCGGGGATTGCCGCCGCTACAAGGCCGTTGCCTTGATTGATGGACATCGCTTGCAGAAGCGGGCTTGGGTTCTGCGTCGCCGTGCCCCAATAGAAAATGATTTGCCCTATCTCCGTCGTCAGGACGGTCTTGCCGTCGCCGTCCGCAGCCTCCGAGCGAATGATGGGGCCAGTCCAAATCTTCTGCTCGCCGTTGCTGATGTCGTGAAGTATGTCCACCGGCCCGAAGCAGATGACTTGCGCGGCGGAACCGTAGTAAGTGTAGCTGGAAGGTGCGGAACCGGAACCCATATCACTTGCCTCCCTCTTGCTTCACTTCCACCTGACGGAACCCGAAGACCGGCGTGATGTAGTTGCCCGCGCAGTTGGCCGTCCCGGCGATAAGCCGAATCGGGACGCCTTGCTCCGTGGACGTGAACTGTTCCACCTTCAACTCGAAGTTTCTTCCGGGGCGGCGCACTTCGCGCCCGCCGAAAGTTTCGTCCTTCGCATAAACCCGTTCGATGCTCATTGCTTCACCCGGTAGATTGCCCGCAAGTGTCGCTCCACGGTCGAGTCGAAAATGTTTCCTTCCCCGACGGATTGGAGGCAGTGCCACAGAGAAGGCGGCGTTGCCACGATGGCGAGATGATGGAGAGCCTTCCCGCTGGACACAAGGAACACGTCACCCCGCTTCACCGGGGGCCGGGGGCCGTCGCCCCTCCACAGGCATTCCATCCGGGGAATCGCGTCCATCGTCGCCAGAAAGATTTCTAGCATCCGCTCGCCGCCCCCGCGCACGGTGTAAGGCGGGAAGGGCACGGGGTCGATGGCCCCGACGTTGACTAGGACTCCTTCCACGAACCGCACACAGTCCGCGCCCTGCCGACGCTGGCCAGTGCATTCGATGAACGGGGTGCCACGCCAGCTTTCCAGTTCAGAAAGGAGGCGGGCGAAGTTGGCGTCATCGTCGAAGTAGCTCACTTCTTCCCGCCTTGCGGCTTCGGATTGAGGATGGCTTCCACCTGCGGATTGCTGTTCGGCATGTAGGTGAACTGCAAGGACTGGACGATGTTGTTGAACCGCCCGACGCAATGGCTCACCCGTTTGTTGCAGCCCGGCAGCGCCACGGCGGACTGACCCGCCGCCACGGCTGACGAGAATGGCTCGTCGATGTAGAGCTTGTTCGTGCTCTGGCCTACCACCATCCGCTTCTCTGAGCCGATTGTCACCTTGCCCAGCGCGAACCATTGCGCGTCGCCCCGTGTCGTGGCCTCCGTGGCGAAGGCGGTTGCTTCCACGTATTCGTCAGTCACCGCCGTCAACGTCCCGGTGATTTCAAACAGGCCGGGCGACACTCCGCAGTTAAGGTCGTAGAGCCGGTGATTGCACGGGCGCTGCATTTGCATCCGTGGCAACTGCTGTTCCGCCACGCGAAGGAGCGATGAACACATGGCCCGAATCTCCCCTTCGTCCTCGAATTCCACGTTGCCGACGCGGCCCTTGTAGAGCGGTTTCGTCGGGTCGAAGGTCAGCGTTGCAAGGTCAGTCTCGAAGATTTGCAGTTCTGTTACTTCAAATGCGTTCCGGTTAAGGTAGTAGCGGAGCGGGTGCCTGCTGTCCTCCGTCGCCGCTTCGATTTGCAGGTCTTCGGCTAGGAAGTCCACGCCCGAACGGATTGACCCGTGGCGGATGTTATCTGGACTCCAGCACTCCGAACCCAAGACAAGCGGTTCCGGCCAGTTTGTCATGCGCCACACCAGCCCGCCCCGCGTGAACTCGTAGAGGTAGATGGGCGTCGCGCCCGTGTGCTCCGTGACATACTCCCTCGGCAGTTCCACAAACTCCAAATCGCAACGCACGACGGAATCCGTGATGAACTTGTATTTCAGAGCGCCGTCAATGCGGGCGAACATAAGACCACAGCACAGGGTTTCCTCCGTGGCGAACGTCCCGGCGATGGTGCCCGCCAGATTCAACTGCTCGTCGCCGCCGCCGAGAATCGTGATGTTGGCAATCTCGTAGGCTTCGAGCTTCGTCCGGTCAATCAGGGTCAGGAAGGCGTATTGCTCGTCGGCAATGAATACGCTGCTCAAGTCGATGTCACGAATCTTGATGACCGCCCCGCCTTGGTTCTGCTCGAAGCTCTCGTAATCCGTAATCCAGATTGGAACCCAAAAGCCCCGCTGCCCGCCCTTCGCCACGGCGAAGAAGTCGCGGAACTGTTTCCATTGGGTCTTGTTGTCCAGAAGGAACTTCAACTTCACCTTGCGCCGCGTCTTCGTCGTGGACTTCCACGGCGTCGCCGCGCCGTGGGCGATTCCCGTCAGGGTGAAGTCGTCATTCTGACCGTGCTCCAAACGGTCGTAGTCTGGCCGGATGTCGAATAGTGGACGGTCAAGGAATACCATCAGGAGAAGACCCTATCCCAAGTCCACCGGAAGACCAAGGTGAGAGTCGAGACGTTGTTCTTGTCCTGCTTCTGGTCGAAGACGGCGCGGTATCCACCGAGCCAGACTTGTCCGCCGCCGTCCGTGCCGCCCGTGTAGCCGAATCCACGGATGGCCGCGCTCACTGAATCCGCCACAGCGAACGTCACCCTCTTCGTCCGGGTGAACGTGCCCGCCGTGTAGGCGTCCGCTGACCCTGATTTCGCGGCCATGTATCCGGGCGCGTAATTCTGCGCGGTCTGAGGGAACCCAAGCAATGTGCCATCCGTCGAGAGATAGACCAAGAAGTTGCCGTTGCCCGCCGTGCCTTGCGCCGGTTCATTCGTGTAGTCACCGAAGTAGTTTGCGCTGTCGAAGGTTCCCGTGGAACCAGTCGTTGTGACTGCCGTAATGTGAACCTTTTCAAGCTGTTCGTGGCCTTCCGTGTGCGTCTTCACTTTCACGTTCGTTCCATTCGTGGTGAAGTCGATGGCCGCGCCGCCGGGCGTCGCCGAGACCTTGAAGGTATTGGTCGTGATGTCCCGTGCGTAGTAGGTCGTGCCGAAAGTCAATCCGGTTGGCGCGGTCGTGCCGACGAAGGACAGCGGCATATTCGCTGTGAAGCCGTGCGCCGTCAGGGTGAAGATGTCAGTCGTTTCGTCCGGCGTGACGGTCTGCTCAAGAGACGGCCAGCCCGTAATGTTGAACGTCTTCGCTTGCGGGGTTGTCGGGGAAAGCGTGACTTGGAACTGGTAAATGATGCGAAGCTGTTGCCCGGCCAGAACCGTCACGGCCCCGCCCGCAAACAGCGCCCGCATGTTCAAATTGTTCGCCACGGTTGCGCTGTTGGAGAACCCGACTTCCGCGAAGTTGCGCGGCAACTGGACGGAGAACCCGGAGCCTGCCGTCGTCAGGTCAATCGCCGCGCCGCCCGGAGTGGCGGACACCTTGAAGTCGTTCCCCGCGATGTCCCGTGCGTAATAGGTCGTTCCCAGCACAAGCGGCGATGGAGCCGTGCCCCCGCTCAAAACCACGGCGTCATTCGCGGCTAGCCCGTGATTCGTCGCCGTGATGAGGTCTGTTCCTGCGCTGGCCGTAGCCGCGATTGAGAACGGGTTGAAGTCGTAGGTGCGCTGGCTCGTAATCGTCGAGCCGGAACGCGAGTTGAAGCACGCGCCGGAAGTCGTGAGGTAGGTCGATGTCCTCATTGATTCCGTCGCCAGCCCGGTCTGCGTCACACGGTAAAGAGTGAAAGCCGTCCCCGCGCCTACTCCGAGAGTGGCTGAAAGGGTGACTTGGGTTGCGGACGTGTAGGCGGTGATTGTCGCCTTTTGCCCCGTGTCGAAGCGGAGCAACTTGCCTACGTCGCCCGGCGCGAAGAACCCGGCGGACGATGTGCAGGTCGTCCCGGAGGTTGTCGCCGTCGTGGCCCCGGAGTCGTCTTCCGTCGGGGTGTTCCCGGTGCCAGCTACGCACACAAGGAACAGGTTGCAAAAGGCGAGCGTCGCCACGTTGTCCATCCCTTGGTCGAGAATCAGATTCGGTTGCCAGTCGCGCTCATGCACAACTCGCCCTTTGTCCACGACTTGCACCCGGAATCGGTTGCCGAGTCCGCAATGCAGTCTTGTTGCCTCAATCACGGGATGTTCTTCGTGCCGTTGGAATGGACGCTCAATCGTTTTCATGTTCAAGTGGTATAAACGCCGGAATCGAAGCCCACGTCAACGCTGGCCGCGTCGCCGGGCGCATTGGAAGGTATCGCCACAACGAGGTAGTCGCCACTCTCAAAGCCCACCGCCACGGAAGCCGCGTCGAATGGCGAGGTCGCTTCCACGATGACAAGCCGGTAGTCGCCCGTGTCCAGCCCGACGTTCACGGAAGCGAAGTCGAATGGAACCGTGCGCTCCACAATCTGGCTGATGTATTCGCCTTGCTGGAAGCCAACGTCCACTGTGGCAGAGTCTCCGGGCGCGAAGAATTGAAGCACGGTCGGGAAGTAAGTTCCCTCCGCGAAAGCGATGGTTTGAAGGAGCCGGTCTTCCGCGTATTGTGGAAACGGCGGGTAGCCGTCGCTGATGTAGAGAACCTGCCTGCCCGCAGTATCAATACCCCAAAGGTATTGCCGGTTCACCCCATTGACCCGGATGGCATCCGTCTTTTGCAGCGCCCGCAGCGTCGTTCGCAGCGTCCCGTTCAGGATGTATTCGATGCCGAAGTTGTCGCGCTGGCGGCGCACGTAGAGTTTGTCCCCTGCCGCTTTGATGTAAAACACCATCAAGTCAGTCGCCGCCGTGTCCGGCTCCACGATGCCGTTGTAAAACAAGACCGGCGAGCGCCCCGTGAAAGTATATTCCGTCGGAACCCCGCTCACTTTCCGGCGCACGGCGCAAGTGTCAGTCCCGGTCTGGATGGCGATGGCATGAAGCGCGTCCTGCTCGAAGGAGAAGGACAGATGCTTCGGGCGCGTGCCCGGCGGGAACAAATCATCGGCCTGCCCGTCCACGTCGTTGAACAGGATTCCGGGAGTGAACTTGGCGAACCGCATTCCGTTCGTTCCAACCCAGCAAACCCAGCGCGTGGAGAATTGGGCAATCTGCGTCGAGCCATACACGAAGGGGCCGTGGCAGGTATCCCACGCACCGTATGGCAGGGGCCGTTCAATCGGGAAGGCGTAGTTCACAGAAGCGCCCCTCCGACGCATTCCTCAATGAAAGGCAGGCTCGCCCCGATAGTCGTGCCCGCAATCGTCTGGCAGAGCATCGGCCCTTCGTTCAGGAACACTTCCTCGAATTTCGCCTTGAAGACTCCGTTCACGTCAGTAAGCGATTGCGTCTTCTGCTTCGCCAGCTTCCCGACGGCAACCGGAACCACCTTCGCGCCCACAGGCCAAGAAGCGTCCATCGAATCCACGACTTGAATCTGCGTGGCGTTGACGAGCGCAACCCGGTGCGTCTCGAAGGTCTTGAATCCCGTCCAGACCATCATGTAGGGAAGCACTCCGAAAAGGGTGTTCGCCGTGAACTCCACATCAATCCACGGGTTGCCCGCCGTCGAGGCTATCGTCACGTCCACCGCGTCCTGCCAGAACGGGACGGCAATTGGCATGTCGTTCGCCGCCTCAAGCACCTTGCGGACGTAGCCCTGCTCTTGAGCGGACAGCGACAGAGTGGAGAACTCAATCTTGTAGAGCGGGCGCGGGCGGGAACCCCGGCGCTGTTCGGACGTGTCGAGTGATTCGCGGATGAACGTCCCCCATTCCTCCGTGACGACGATGGCCTGCTTCCAGTTCGGAGGCAGTGAAAATACTGGAATGGGCCTGTCACGGTAGGTAATCATGCGAACACTCTGGAACTTCGGCGTTGCAACAAGTCAATCATCAGCTTCACGCCTTCCTTCCGCTGGAACTCTCGCATTTGGTTCCGCGTGTCTGTCACCGCGAAGTTGACCGTCCCGACGTTCTCCGTGTCCACGTCCGGCGGGGCCAGTTGCGTGCCCCCGACGAAGCCCCCGGACTGGAAACTCGAAGTCGTCACCGGCTTCGGCACAAGACCGCCGGAAGCAAACCCGGTGAAGTTCCCGGAACGGATGGCTTGGTGAAGCATGGCGAAGTAGCCCGCCCCGACTTTGGACACGGAACCCGAATCGAAGATGTATTCCCCCGTCGCCACCATCGCCAGCCGGTTGTCTGTGGCGGACGGAGCGCCGGGCACAAGACCGCCCTCCGCGAAGCTCGCCGAATTGATTGCCGCCACGTTCGCCAGACCTGCGGCAACCGCTGCCGCCGCCGCTGCCACGCCAAGGAACGGCCCGACGTAGGGGATGCCAGCCATCGCCGCGTAGGCCGCGTTTGCCGCCTTGTAGGTGTCAATGAGCGCCGCCGCCGACGCGAACACCTTGTAGGCCAGAAACCCTTCCTTGCCGAAAGCCTTCGCCGCCGTGGCGATGTTGGAGAACGTGTCCCGCGCCCCGTCGAGTTGCTTGCCCCGGAGGTTAGCCACGCTGTTGTTATACTGCTGTTCAATCGTCAGGCGTTGGAGCGCCCCGTTCCGGGTGATTGCCAGCTTTTCGTTTTCAAACGTCGCAAGGTCAGTGATGCCCTTGGCTTGGAGTTCCGCAAGCGCCGCTTCTTCTTCCGCCCGCGTAGCCTCCAAACGCAGTTGAGTCGCTGCCAGCATTTCCGCTTCCACGTTGCGGAACTCGCCCAGCTTCACTTCCTGATTGGCCCTGAATTCAGCAAGGTCTGCTTCCGCTTGCAACGCCCGCGCCTGTGCGCCCGCGTCCGCGCCCGGAGACGTTTGCCCGACGGGCCGTAAATCGCGTTGCTCGCCGGGTGCCACGCCCGCCCCTCCGGGAGCGCCCGGAGCCGCCGCCACGGTTTCCGACGAGATAGCCGTGAGAAGGTCTTTCGTGTTCGTGGCGAGCGCCACGATGTCGTTGAAGGCTCCGGTCGTGATGTCCTTCACCGTCCCCGAAACATCGGTTGCGGTCTTCTCAATCACAGACCCGGTTCCGTCGAAGACCTTCGTGAATTGGTTGGCAACTTCCGACGCCGCGTTCCCGACGGTTCCCAGCGCCGCCCGCGCCGCGTCCGCCGCTCCTTTGAAGTCGCCCCGGACGACTTTTGAGAACACGTCCCCAAGCGAACCGACGGATTGAACCAGCGCGACGATGGACTGAATCAGCCGCCCGATATTCTGCCCGAAGGCGACGAACAGTTGGATGACGCCAGTGATGACTTTCTCAAGCACGCTGAATTCCAACGCCAACCCCTGCCCTATGATGATGCCAAGCGCCCGGAACACTCCGACAATCACGGTCGTTACTTGGGCCAGCGTGCGGAAGATGGCGACGATGACGGAGGCGATGTCCCGGAGGGTCGTGCCGTCCCGCGCCACGGCGAGCAGGACGTTCGTGAAGTTGATGAACGACGGGAGCAACTGCGAAATGACTTCGTTTCCGATGCCCGTCAACGCGACCTTCATCAAGGTCAGGTTGTCGTTGAACTGGTCAGCGCCCGCCGCCGTCTTCCCGGAGAACGTCGCCCCAAGAATGTCCGCCTCCTGAGACTGCGCCCGGATGGCGTCCCGCCCTTGGTTCAGAAAGTTCACGAAATCGCGTCCGCCCCGTCCGAACAATTCCTGAGCGAAGGACGCTTCCACCGCCGCCGCCTCGCTCTTGGCGAAAGCGTCGGACACGTCGAGCAGAACGTCCGCAGTCGAGCGAATCTTCCCGCTGGCGTCCACCGTTGCCACGCCCAATTCCCGGAAGATGGCCGCTTCCTTCGAGCCTTGGTCTTGCGCCGCAACGAGCGCCCGGTTCAACTGGTTCAACCCTACGAAAAGCTCTTGCTGGCTGACCTCGTTGATGTCCGCCGCCACGGCCAGCCGCCTTGGCCTGCTTGCCCATCGCGTCCGCCGTGTTGATGGTGTTGCGGATGAGGACGGCGAGCGCGGCCCCGGCAACCCCGGCGGCGATGCCCAAGTCCCGAAGCAGTTTGGTGTTCTCCTTGAAGACCCGGTTGACCCTCTGGAAAGCCGACTCGCTGGCCTTGTTGGAAGCGTTCAGCTTATTGATGGAAGCCAGCGTCGAGTCGAGTTCCCCCTTCGCCCGTTGGACGGCTTCAAGGATGATTCTAATGCTTTCTTCCATACATTCGAGTCGCCCCCATCTTGAGCAGTTTTTCTGCGATGCGGTTCAAGTTTGCTTGCTGGCTCTGCGGTTTGTCCGGCTCGAACTCGCAGGCCCGCACAAGGGCTTCTTCGGTCTTCTTGTAATGGGACAGTCCCTTCTTGTCCATGACGGAACCGATGGCTATTCGCACAACGCGGAGCATCCTCAAGTCGCACTGAGACTGTTCCTTCGAGACGCGCAACATCGCGTAACGATGGAACAGTCTGAGCTTGTCGAGGGAGTAGTGTGGAATCTTCGCCGGGTCGTGCCCGTGCGCCACAAGGAACTCGAAGATTTCTGCTAGGCTGGGTTGCCGCCCTTGTGGGCGAGCGCGTCGGCTGCTTTTCGCATTGCCGCGTCGAGCACGCCCTTCTGACCCATTGCGGTCAGCAAGTCCATCCGGCGTTTCCAGAACTTCGAGAAACGCGTAAAATTTAGACGACGCCCCTCCTCAATCAGCGCCTCGAAGGAATCGTCGTCCAAGTCTTTGACCCAAGCTTCGTCCTTCCCGGTGAGCAGCGCGATTTCCTTCGCTTCCGCCGTGATGACTTCCGCGAGCAGAGGCATGTCCGCCATGCCCATCTTCTTGACCTTGACGATTTCCCGCTCGCGCACCGGCTTCCCGGTTTCGTCGCCCCGGAACGTCACGGCAATCATGCTTCCGTCGGCAAGAATCTCGAAGTGGCGGTCTGGCGTGATGGTGTTCGCGTCCATGCTACTTCGTGTTCACGGGGTTGAGTTTCTTGTTCGCCGGGGCATCCGCACGGCCCGGCGCGTCCTTGCCGAAGATGTGCGTGATGAACTCCGCTTCCGGCCCGCCGTTGGCGACGAGTTGCGCCACGGTTGCTTGCGCCCGCTCGCCCTTCGTTTGGGCAAGGTGCGAGAGGATTTCGTTCTTCCTTTCGTCGGGAAGCTTGGTGAAGCCCGACGCCAGTTTTTCCACGTTGTCAGGTAAGTTCATGGTCGTTTTCGTTTGCAGTAGTTTTACCCCGGAAACTTCGGCGGACAATCCGAAGCCTGTCGCTGTCCGGGGCAGCGTATGCGTGTCTCAGAAGGAAAGGCTAGAAGCCCGCGTTGTCGTTGTCGTTGCGGACGAAGATGGTTCCGGGAGTTTGCGTCACGTCAACATTGATGGTCAACTCCGTGAAGCCCGTCCCGTCCACTTCCGCCACGGATTCCACCGCCACGTCGCAACTGAACTCGATGTGCTCGAAGACGACTTTGTTCGCGTCGTGCTGGTCGTAGCAGATGAGCCGCCCGAAGCCGGACTTCACCGGGTCTGCCAGCGGGGTCAGGCCGAGGAAGGAGCCGGGGGTGTCCGCCGTGATGGCCGGGGCCGTGATGGTCGGAGTGAGGTCAGCCGCTTGCGCCGTGCGGAACCGGATACGCCCCATCAGCAAGTCGAGGTCGAAGTCCACGCCTTCCGTCTTAGTCGCAATCGTAACGGTCGTCAGGTTGCGGAGCCGCGCCCCGGCAGAACTGCGAAGCTCATACCACCGCCCGATTACGGCGGGCGTCGCGGTGAACGGCAGGGCTTCCCCAGCCACGGCGGACAGCGCCGATTGCGTGTGGCCCGTGGCGGTCGTGGCACCGAACAGAATCTCAAGGTTCTGCCGGTTCCACTCGTCAGCCCGAAGCTGATACTGCAACTGGTTCTCCGTGACTACCACGCGGTCTTTGCGCCGCACGCCACGGTAGGAGCCGAAGTGTTCTTCGACAGTCGGCTCCACGGCGGGCGTGAACGCGGCGATGTTGCCGAAGTCCACGTAGCCTTTCGTTCGGGCGTCCGCCGCCGAGGCGGCATCAGGGGAGAAGGAGAATTCACCCGTGCCAATGAGCAGGGCTACCAGATTGTGGGGAGGGTCGAATTGCGGCATAGGTATTCCTCAGCTTGTGCGGCGGGTTCCACGGTTCATCGGTTTCGGACTCACGGTGATAGTTATTTGCGCCGTGAGAGAAAGGTCAAGCGCGAAAGAGTTGGCAATCTGCGCCGTGAAGGGTTGCGTCGTCCCGTTCAGGTTCGTGTCAACCTTCCCGGAGCCGTCGCGCCGCGTCTCAATCGCGTCGAGCAGTTTTTCAACCCACTCCATCAGCTTCGGGATTCCTTCTGACCTGAGCGTGGAGACGGCGATGTTGAATCGAAGGTTGCCGTCCGCGATTATGTTCGCGTGGTAGGACTCAGACACGGAGGGCAGGAACATCATTGCGTTCGGGAAGTCTTTCAGCCCTTCGATGTTGATTTCCGGGTATTCCCGGAAAGTCAGGCCGGCAAGCATCTGTCCCGCGCCCGCGTGATACTTCACACGGTCGATGATTTCCTTCGCAATTTTCGAGTAGAGGCCCATGACTCAGCGGCGTCGCGTTCTCACCAGCGAGACGATGTAGTTTCTCAACCCAGCACGCAAGCGTTCAAACGCCTTCGCCCGTTGAGGGGCGATGAACTGCCTGCCCTTGATTCCGCGCACCCGTGGCGCAAGCACGTAGTCCACGCCGCGCTGCAAGCCCGGTTGCCACCCGCCCGCCGCCCGGCGTGTCAGCGGGATGTAGAGAAGCTTCGCACGCACCGGGTAGATGAACCCGGCCCCGTCGTTCGCCGTCCCTTGGTCAACCCAAAGCGCGATGTCGCGCACCTTCTGGCCCCCGACGCCAACCTTGGAAGCCGGGATGTCCAGTTCCCGCGAACCCTCCGCTGGCTTTCGGACTTCCCACCCGGAACGAATCTGGCCGAACCATCGCTTTGGGGAGGCAGCGACAAGTCCGGCCAGTGATTGGAGCGCCACGCGCTCCACGATGGGGTCAAGGTTTTCGGGTGTCAGGCCGTCGCGCAACGCGACTAAGATTCTCTCAGCGGCTTCCGTCTGTGCGGTGACACGAATCATGCCTCAGAGTATCACGGGCAACCGTCTTCCCAGCAAGTCGAAGACCGTCTTGGGGATTTTGTTGTCGTGAATCTCGATGCGCTGCCCGTCCAACCCGGCCACTTCCTTCCGGTTGTGCCCGGAGATTGCGGCGGCTACCAGTTTCGCCGCGAGGTTGATGATGCCCGGAAGGTCAGTCGGCACTGAGGACGGGTCGAGCACATCGTTCCGCAGTTGCACTACCGCAGTCAGATTCCCGATGAACGTGCCGAGCGTGATGTTCCCGCTCCATCCTGAACCTGATGTTTCAAACAACGGGAAGTTTCCGGGAGGCGCAACCACGTCCGAAGGGTTGGCAATCAATTG